TTGTGCCCACTGGCATCGCTTGGTTCACGTCACCTATGTTCATATCTGCTATGGCTGCAAATCTTTTACCAGAATCTACCAATATGCCTAACAACTGCATCAAAACATTACTAGGCTCTTTGATAGGCAGTGGTATAAGGTTTTCTCTAAGAGATCCTCCAGTTGTGTCTATATCTCTAAACTCTCCTGGTTGCAACGGATCGTCCTCGTCTCGGATTCGCATACCTCTAGCTTTAAAACCAGCTGGTAAGTTAGCTAGTGTCCCGGCGTCTATTAATTGTCTTAATATAGAAGTTGATGCCTTTGATAAACCGCCGATCATGTGGGATAAACCTAAGCCATAGAAACCTAAACCTGGCATAAATTTGTATTGAACAAAGTAATTGATTTTGTTTTTTAGTAAATCGTTTTCCAGGTAATTACGTCTGATACTTAGTATTTTTTCTGAGGACTCTTCAATAGTAACGATATAAGGTAGTTTCAGTCCTGTTGTGTTGTCCTGGGCGTCCCTATCCTCATAGCCTTCTATATCTAATACAGTGTGTACTTCGTAAACAGTTCTGTTTCTATTTTCTTTGTACGACGGCGATATACCCTGTATTTCGTCTATTGCATCTTGCACGTCGGATAGATCTTCGCTGTACCCGTCACTGCCTATGTCTACGTTTGCGTAAAAACCACTGATTTGTTGTTTTTTGATTTCGTTAGAAGACATGTTAATCGCGTGTGTAATACGTTCCGCACTGCTTATATCAGCTGCTTCATACGGAACAATCAGATCTTCTGGTGGAATAAATTTAGACATTGCTCTGTTAAGTACAAAGTCAAAGTAAACTTTTTTGAAAGCAGATCCGGCCAGAGGTAAGTAAAATAACATTTGGTCTAATTCTGGATCGTACTCTTCCATTACATTCATAATGTAATAGTTCATAAATTCTTGTACTCTTTCAGCTTGGTCTTCTGTCTCTACTGTCCTAGCACCTATTATTTCTGTCTTGACAGGTCCTTTGGCTGGTAACATTTCTTTATAAGCCTGGGCCTGGAATTGTGTTACAGCTTCGGCCAGGATTGGGTGTATCACCCCAGAGCTACCCTCGAATGGTTGTGATCTTTGGTCGTCAAATTTCATACCCAGATATTTCAAACCATCTGTATAGGTTTTTTCCCATTCGCTCCTGGATTGTTTATCTCCCTTGATAGAGCTCAATAAATCATTTGATATGCTTTGCAAAATGTCCTCTGGCAATACTTCTGCCAGGTTGATCTTCTCTGGTTGTGTCGGGTTGTATCTCAACAGCAGATCCCATGCTTCGCACGTTTGGATCTTGCTCTGTTCCTAGTTGTTTCTCAATCGCCATAATATTTTAGTGTAACACCCTTGGTCTGGAATCAAAATCCAAATCCACTATGTCTGTTAGTTCTCCCTGTACCTCTAATCCGTGTGCTTCTGCTATTAATTCAGCATCATCCATGCACTCTGCATGTATATCAGGTCCACAATATTCTTTGCCATCAAAGATAAACTTAGTGACAAAGATCTTCAATAGTAAATTGTCCGGTTCGCCTTTAATAATTTCACCTCGTCCTCGTAGTCTTCTCTCAATGAGATAAAACCACCTTGTCTAAAACGCATCAAAGCCATTGTAGCACTATCGCAAAAGTCGTCATAATCACCAAAAGGAAACGATGCCATTTCTTCTATGACTTCATCTGCAAAGTCGTGTTCTGGTGCCCAAACCATGCCAGATTCAAATATTGGGGCCACACTGTTCATCCTGGCAATTTTATCTTGGCCTCTGCTTGGAGAGTATGCTGTAACTGGTATTCCCATTCTACGCAGCTCATGTGTAAGCGGTGTTCCAGATGCTTTTGCCTCTATCAATACACAATCAGGTTCCCAATATCGGTACTCTTCCATAGCCATTTTTTTAAGTTCTGGAAAGTCACAACGTACTCTTTTTGCGTCCAATAGTATTATTTCGTCCGCATTTTCATCGCCCCGGTTGAATATTGCCCAGGTTGTTATAGCTGAATAGTCTGCGGTCTCTTTTTTAGAGAACGCCGTATCGTAACTTTGTATGACGTAGGAATAAGGCGGTATGTCTTCATCTTCCCAGCGGTTCCACCATTCTCTTTTCACTATAGATCCTTCCTCCGCTGTAGGGTTTTGCATCCACTGTGCGTTCCACTTAGATATAGGCAATGATGCTTTGACGCTCAGTAGTTCTTCTTTTTTCCAAAACTCTGGCCATAAAGGTTGTTCTGATTCTGGCATAATTGCCGGAAACTCTACTACTTCCCATTGATCCGCAAACTCATCTGATTGTTTTCTTAACACGTTACCAACCAGATCTTTAGTGCTCCATCTTGTCATTACTATCACAATTATTCCGCCAGGCTGTAAACGCTGTCTAGGACCAGACGTGTACCATTCGTAAGCAGATTCCATGGCTTTTGGTGACATAGCATCTTGTTCAGAGTGAGGATCGTCAATGATTAGCAGATCCGCACCACGACCTGTTATTGCACCACCAACACCAGCGTAGAATGATTCACCCTCTTTGTTTGTGGTCCATCGACCGGCACTTTTATTGTCTGCCTGGAGCTGTAGATCCGGGAAGATGTGTTGATATTCGTCACTGTCTATTATGTTTCTTACCCTTCTACCGAAACGCACTGCGAGTTCTGCCGTGTGTGTTGTTTGTATTATTTTAAGGTTTCCCCTTCTGCCCATCATCCAGGCTGGGAAAAAGGTTGATGCAAACTCTGATTTAGAATGTCTAGGCGGTAAACATACAATTAATCTTTTTAGTTTACCTTCTGCTATGCGATTAAATTTTTCCGCAATAATCTTATGATGTCTGCCCTCTATAAAATCGGGCCACATGTGATTTACAAAAGATATAAAATCGTTTTGGCAAGAGTCTTGCTTTTCTAGTTGTTCGTATCTGTTTAGTAATGCAACCGCTTCTGCCTTATCAGTCTCAGACAGAATATCAAAGTCCTTATAGGAAACTTCGCTCATAGTCGAGTTAGGTGGTCAGGTAGTGACGTAAAACCACCCAACTCTAAGCGCACAACGCGCCTGTGGGTAGTATTACATATCGTTAAACTTCGTGCCATGGTTCATCTTTGAAAAGTAAACTTTCGGCTTCTCTACGCCTTATCAATCCTTGTAGCGTCTTGCCTCCAGCCTTGTTCCATCTTTTCATTTCACTGGGTACTTTATCGTATTCTCCGTTATTTAAAACTTGAAGCATTGTTGAGCTACGAAGATTAGATCCTCCAAGATTGAAGGTCCAAGCTACTAAAGCGTCGAATTGATTTTGCGAAAGGGGCACCTCAACACATTTGTTTACCTCTTCTTCAAAATCTGCCACGTCTTCTAATAGCAATGCCTCTGCTCTTTCTTGTGAGATCTCCATGCCCATTTCGACACCGCGAGTAGATCCATAACCTATTGTTGGCACTCCAGCACTACATTTGTATGCCTTCAATTCGCAACCCTCAAAACGCTTGATAAGTGCTATTCCTTCTTGTGATATTTCCATTTTATTTTCCCCATTTTTTTGTTTTTGTCCCGCCGTGATAATCGACAGCAAGATTTTCTTTCTTGAGCAAATCAGCAACATTACCTTTTTCACAAAAGACATCTGCTAATACTCTCCCATATTTATCTGTACCATAAGATCTGATTGTAATATCTCCAACCAGCCAATCTTTAAGTTTTTGTTTTGCCAGTAAACCAAGTTCTTTTTCCTTAGCCCTCTCAGGGTATCTTTTAATATTGATCCTAGATTCTGGAGTATCTATGCCATTTATACGAACGGCTTTGTTGTGTAATTGCACTGAGAAGCCAAGATCTATAGTCTGTAACCTTATAGTGTCTCCATCGGTTATAGAGCGTAAAGTACACTTATAGACAAAAGCCTCCGGTGATTTATTCATTTGTAGGTTGCTCCGTCGTAACTTTTCTATAATAAACCACAACGTCTTTGAGCTCAGTTATGTACCTTTTTATTTCTTGCATGTTGTAGGCCATGACTTCGTAATCTGGTATTGTCATTGCTAAAAAAACCAGCTCGCCCTCTTGCTCCTCTATTTTGGCTAATTGTTCATCTTTATTTTCTGGCGTAACTGCTATCCACTCCGGCTGCTTGAGATCTATTTCTCTAGGCATAATAGGTTGCACTATTTTTCTTTCAATAGGCTTTGCTGAAACTTGTATCTGTTTAGTTGGAATTAGGCTGCAACTGCAAGCCATCATCGAGATCATCAACAGTGCCGCTAATTTTCTCGATGTCTTCCATGATATGTTTTGTACCATTGTTTATTTTCCTCTCCATTTCTTTTGGATCTGTCAAAATTTTAGCAGTAAGCTCATAATTTTGTATGAATTGTGTATATCGATTTAGCTCTCTTTGTGCCGCTTGGCTTTTTACAGTAAGGTCTTGTAGTTGTTGTGTTTGTAGCTCGAAGTCGGCTTGTATGGATTTTATTGTCTCTTCTTGTGTGGCAACAGCGCCCTCTAAGACAGCGTTGTTTGCTTGCAAAATTTGATTTTGACTAAAAAAATAATAACTAGCTACTGCTAATACTATTATTATTCCTATTAATACTTGTTGCATAATCCGCCACCACCTTTAGCGTTTGTTAGTTTGCCAGAGGATTTTTATTGCTATCTTCTAGTTTTTCTATGTCTATCTGCATACGTTCAAGACTAAGTGTTAAAGTAGCGATGCTTGCTTTCAAATCACTGTTGTCCGGTATGACCAAGCCGTCTATGGATTTATTGATATACTCAACAGATGTTTCTATAGCAGCAAACCTCTCTTCTATTATTTTTTGTGCGTCTTCTGCATCCCCTATCCCACCTATTTGTGACTCTAGGTTTTCTAACCTATTAACGTAGGTTGCTCCTGTGTAACCGAAACCGGCTAGTGTTGCTACAATCGATGCCAAAGCTATTAGTTGTGCTAATTTTGATTCTAAAAAGTTCATAGGTTCACCTGTTCGTCTATTATATTTTGCATAACATTTATATTTGTGTTCGTTAGATTGTAATACGCACCGCTATTATCATCAATATTTGCATCTGAATAAATGTCTCTGCTTTCATACCAAGAATTTTGATCTGGTATGGAAATATTTTGATATCTGTCAAATCCTGGAACATATCCTAAATATGCCACGAAAGTTGTTTGATCTGCATATTCACCAGACTCTTGTTGCTCCTGGTCCATTTCTTCTTGTTCTTGTTTTAGGTTGTTAGCTATTATTTGATCTGCTATTTGGTCTGCTTCGCTTTGCGTCATTACACCCGATACTGCTGTATCAATTTCACCTTGCATATTTTGTACTTGTACTTCTGCCATAACTACCTGTGGGCTAGAGTCTAGCGTAACCAATGGTGTAATAATTGTAGATACGCTTTGTGTTTGACCACTGCTTACATCTTCTGTGTTTGTATTTAAAGATAACACCATATTGTTTTGTGCATTGGCCGAAGTTATTTGCTCTGACATACTTGGTGAATTACTGGTGCTAATTCCTGATGAAGATGAAGCGTTGTTATTAGCTACACTGTTTGCGCCGCTAGATACAGAGGTATTACTAAAACTTGAAGAAGCGGCATTTATTGTGCTTCTTACTACGTTTAACATAGTGGAGGTTATCCCGCCCCTACTAGACGTTTCTTCTGCAACCAACTCCTCTGTTTCCTCTTCAAGTTCTTCTATAACTTCTTCATCATTTTCTGCAATTTCTATTGTTTCTTCAATTTCTTCTATTATTTCCACAACCTCAATAGGCTCTGACTGTGTTTCTTGTTCTTGTTCTTGTTCTTGTTCTTGTTCTAGTTCCTCCCTAATAATTGTTTCAAATTCAAATAGCTGTATGAGTTCTTCGGTATTTGCTAGTAAATCATTAGTCGTAAAGACTTCTACCAATTCTTCTGCATCGAAGACATCTATAACATTAACACTACTAGCTAAAGATATGCTTTCAACGATAGGAACAAAATCATCTACTATTGGATCTACATAAAATTCATCATCGCTAAAAACATCAAAATTAAATTCTTCAAATGCCTCCTCTTCATTGAAACCCTCAAAGGGCTCTGTGTATAAAATTACTTCATCCTGTGTTATTTGATATGTTTCTGGTTCATCAAACCCGCTTTGTGTAACCATTACTGCTATAGCCTCTGGAATGTAACCAGAGCAAGTTGGGCTGTATTGAGGATCCTGGTCACACTCGTAATCACGCAAAGCCTCTTCATAACCAGTGCAATCGGTTGAATATAAAGAGTCTAAGCCGCATTGTTGGGCTAGATAAGCAGCGTCATATCCAGCACAATCGGTTGAATATAAAGCGTCTAAGTTGCATTGCTGTGCCAAGTAAGCTGCTGCATATCCTGGACAGCTAGAATCGTTCAAAGAATCACTACAATCAATGCTGTTGCCACTACCTAATCCGTATAAACTACCTCCGTTTTCTAAAGTTGTGTTAAACGAAGTGCCGTTCCAATTTTGATTTACGCAAGTGCTAGAGTTTGTAGTTCCTGTAGCACATTCGTCATGGTATAAATAAGTGTATGAGTTGCTTGCGTTAGATCCAACCTCACCAATCAAAACATCGTGATTTATTATATCTAGTTCTCTGTAACGAAAATCAAAAGAGTTATTGTTCCAAAGTATGATTTCAAAACTGTTGTCGGATGCACGATTATATTCACGCATTTTATACCAACCAAATATCATCTTTTCGGAGTCTCCGTAAGACTTCATTCGAGAATCGGTATCTCTAATTAGATCGGTCCAAAAAGGATATAAGGTGTAAGTGTGTTGTCCGTTAATAGGATCGGGAGTGTAGTCACTACAGTAGTCTCCACTAGCCCCAAAATGTAAACATCCGTTGGTTGCCATTCTGGCTTGTGAAAATGTAGAGCCATAGAAGGTAAAATTAAAAGAAAGATCAATGGCTGGAGATATCCCATCATCAACCACCTCATAGGCCAGTTCCCCTTGGAAGTTATTTGCATTGTCGTGCAAATCGTATAGCGGTTGATTAGCTTCGTAAGTATATTGGCTAAATATATTTGAACTTAATAGTCCAACTACGACAAAGCATAAAATTCTTTTTTGCATTGCCTATTAGTTTTTGTTTTGCGTGTGTAGCTTTTTTTTACAAAGCCTATGACGTCTCTATTTATATCACTTCTTTTTGGATTAGCCTCGGCTGTGCATTTTCTTACATAATCTGCTTCGGCTTCTTTTACGTCTGGTCTTTTGTGTGGATTAGATTGCCATAACTTTTTAGCTTCCTGTCCTATTTTGCCCTCGTAAGGACAAGGTGTGCCGGCCATATTCATAGCTTTAAAAACTCTAACGTCTTGACAGAGTATTGAAACTGCGGCCACTTTCATCCCCATATCATAAATATATTTACTCAGCTTCAATCTTTCACAGTTTTCATCGACTACTGTTTTACCGCCAGAAAGTCCAAAAACCTGTCCCTGGAAGGCTCCAGAAACGCCTGTGGTGCACAAATCCTGTGAATAAGACATTATAGATGGTGCTATAGCCGACGCGGGTGGCGCTTCTGTTTTTACGTTTTGATTTATAGTTTGCGTAGAGTTGGTTTCATTTATGTTTCTGTTCGTATTGTCCGATACAGTATTGTTGTTGTTCGTATTTGTATTGTCTGTTGTTACGTTCGACTCAGATGTTGATTCATTGTAGTTCGTATTTGTACTGTTGTTTGTGTTTGTATTCTCTGAAACAGTTGTGTTATTCACGTTTTGATTTACCGATGAATTGACTGTAGACGTTGATGTATTGACGTTTGTATTAGTGTTGTTTGTTGTTGCAGTTGTTGTAGCGGTAGTTGTATTTACGTTGGTGTTGTTTGACGTATTCGTGTTCGTGTTCGTATTGGTATTTGTATTTGTATTTGTGTTCGTATTAGTTGAAGTCGATGTATTGGTATTCGTGTTTGTATTGGTGTTTGTATTGGTGTTTGTGTTTGTGTTTGTATTAGTATTCGTGTTTGTATTAGTTGTAGTTGTCGTGTTTGTTGTATCTAAACTGTTTTGCTCGCAATATTGCGATCCAGCAGTACAATCGCCAGTTTGATCTGCAAATGAAGAAATAGGTAACAATAAAGCAGCAAAAGCTATAATGTTAATATGTTTCTTACATAGCATTACTTGTCTTCACCTTTAAAACTTTTTGACGAATTAGATGTCCCGGCATACAGTCCGAACCATGCAGCTCCAGCACCCACTACGATAGATATTAGGCCAGATTGTTCAAACGTAGGCTCAGGTAGCTCCATAAACCAGATGGTGCATTTATATAACAAAATTATATAAACAGTTAAAAAGGCCCTGGGGAAAATTCTCCAGGAGTCAACCGCTCGTGCTAAGTGAATCCATTTTTGATGTGGGTTTACATTTACGTCAGACTCTAAATCTCTAATTTTATCTTTAAGATCTGAAATCTCCCTTATCATGTCCATAAATTTATTGAGATCCATTTCGACCTCATTACGATCCATGTCTCCGCTAAATCTATTCTGATCGTTCATATAAATTCTGCCAACACTACCGCGCCGACTATGAAGGGATATACTGCCCAAAGCATTGTTTCTAGTCTGTCAAATCGTTTCGAGCCGTCTTCTAATCTTCTTTCAATATTTTCATAACGAATCGTACACTCGCGTTCGTGTGCTTCGATCTTGGCCATTGACTCGTTAATATTAGGCATTATGTATTTTCTTTCTTGACTCTTATTTCTTCGTAGGCCTCGTTTACGTCCGGGGTAGATTTGTCGTCTGCAACATATTTACCCTCGTCGTCTCTAGCTCTAACTCTTTTTCTTTCTGTGCCAGTCCAAAAATCGACTACCTTTTTCCAAAAACTCATCTTACTTCTCTTTGGCGCGGCCTATATTTAAAGCGGCCCAATCAATCAGTTTGTAGAGTTTGCCTATCCAGGCATCATCCTTTGGCGTGGGCGTAGAGGCGGCAATCAAAGAGGCCACAGTTACTATGATTGTTACCCAGGTTATTAAATTAACTATCATTTCCATTTTGTTTCTCCGTTGTTAATGATTCTTTTGGAACATCCCAACAATTTAAGTTGGATGCTACTGTTCTTCTTTCTCCTTCGCCTTTGAAAGGATATACCATGTGTTGTAACCAAGAAGGAAACACTAATAATTTACCTACTTCTGGCTTCATAACAAAGGACTGAGGAGGTCTAAGCCTTTCTGTATTTAATAATTCATTTCTACCATAGTTAAAAGCTATATAGCCATCACAATCGCCAGATGTGTTATACAAAGAGTAGTTTGGTGAACCCGCTACAGGTTGATCTAGTATTTGTTGAGGCACTTTAGTCCAACCAGTAGTGGATATGCCCATGATTGTTTTAGTTCCATGATCGTGAATTGGATTGTAGTCGCCTTCATAACTATGTACTGACCAGGTTTCATCAATATCTACTGCCTTTGGAGAACGTAGTTGTGAACCTGTATTATTGCTAAAAAAGTTTATGTAATCAGCACCTAAACCACAAATAAAATTTGAATATTCTTTTACTCTAGGATCATTGTTATCCATCAACAGTTGTTCGCCTTGTGCTATTTGTCCTACTAAAGTATCAGCTAAAGACTTTTTATTTTGATCTTCTTTGTATTCATCAAGATAATCATTAAGGTCATTAACCATACTTATAGGCATTTCTGTTTCCATAACGAAAACAGCGGGCATATTATGTACAGTGACTTCTGCCATCAACTAGGTACGTTGAAACTATTATCTGGTGTACTTGCTGCTGGGGGGTTTGTTATGACACTATCTACTTGACTTGCAAATATTGCATCCCAATGTGATACAGGACAAATAGCAACTAAATCTGCGTTACTCCAATTACCCTTAGCTTTGAGCGTGAAATTAGTTGTTACATTTCCATCTCTGTCTGTATCTTTTTGGTTTACTGTAGTGTTAAAACTAAAAGTGTAATAAGTAGAATCGGCCTCATTACCATTTTCATAAGTCATTTCTATATACCACTTATTAACCTTGCTACTGCTGTTGATGTATGGGGTACAACTTGTTATTGTTTTTTTTACTGCCATATTTTTTTCCTTAACTCTCTAATGCGTCGACCTTTGCTGAAAGTTCTTTTATTGCCGAAACAAGTATGGGTACTATTTTTGTATAATTCAAACCATATCTAGTTTGGTCGTCTGTTAAATTAACTAACAAACTATTATCGTTGTCAGCACCATATCCATTTGCTTTTTCAATATCTAATACGTCTTGTGCAACCAAACCTACTTCAATACTAGGATTAACTTTAGAGCCATCTGGTGTGACTGCTAATAAATCCTCTGGAGTTGCTTCTTCATCTATGTACCAAGATCTTCTGTCCCATTTATAGGTTACTGGGTTCATGGCGTTTATCCAAGATAATCCACCTGTAAAGTTAGTGATACTGTTTTTATCTCTTCTGTCAGATGTGCTGATTGAGGTTTGTGTGCAAAATAGTGCTCCGATATTTTCATCGCCTAAAACAATATTATTACTTCCTGTTGTAATGTTACCGCCCGGACTTCCTGTTACTCCCGAATCTTTACCTATCAGTATATTATTAGTTCCAGTAGTTACACTCGTTCCAGCCTCTTTTCCGATTGCCGTATTGTTTGCTCCTGTACTGACTGACGCTAATGATTCTCTTCCTATGGCCACGTTAAAGTTTCCAGTCGTATTAACTTTTAACGCTTCTTGGCCCATCGCCACGTTACCACTCGCTGTCGTGATGCCAGAACCAGCTAAATAACCTACGGCAGTATTTTCTTCGCCGCCTTGTTGTGCTCCTAAAGCGCCATATCCCACAGCGACGTGTTTTTGTCCATTAGTACAAGCATCTAAGGCTGTTGATCCTACCGCCACGTTAAGGTTGCCAGTTGTCATAACTAATCCAGCAGAGTAACCGACTAAGGTGTTGTCGTTACCATCCATGGCTCCGGTTCCGTTTGCGTATGCACCTATGGCTGTCGCTCTTGCTGCGGTAGTAGCTGCCAACATGGCATCTGTTCCAAACGCAGCAGTCTCTTGTCCTGTTGCGACCTTTGCTGCTCTATATCCAACAGCCGTTGAATAACTGTGAGTAGTTTGTGTAAATAACGCCTCAACTCCCACAGCCGTATTTTGTTGCCCAGTAGTAGCTGATCCAGCCGCTAAATATCCAAAGGCAGAATTGTAGTTTCCAGTCGTGTTTGCAGTTAAAGCACCAACCCCCACACCAGTACCTTGGGTGCCCGTTGTATTGGCCGTCATAGCGTCTAAACCAACTGCCGTATTATTATCTCCGGTGTTTAACTCTAGCGCATCTTTACCCACAGCCGTATTAGCTGTTCCTGTAACATTTGTTTTTAAAGCATTTCCTCCAACCGCCGTATTGTTTGATGCCGTCGTGTTTGCCTGTAGTGCTGCCCTTCCTATTGCTGTATTCAGTGTACCAGTAGAAATTACTTTACCAGAAGCAGCTCCTAAAGCAGTATTTTGTCCGCCTGTTGTTGCACCAGTTAAAGAATTATGTCCAACGCCCGTATTTTCGTTGGCTGTCGTATTGGCGTCCAAAGCATTAGCACCCACCGCCACGTTTTCTGTTCCCGTAGTGTTTACTAATAGAGCTGCAAAACCGACTGCTGTATTGTCTGAAGCTGTCGTATTATTTTGTAACGCAGAACTTCCTAACGCAGTATTTGATGCTCCTGT